TAACGTATTTATCGTTAAATGCCTCAGTCATTGGCATTTCAAATCCCCACGTCACACAGGTGAATAGTTTGGTTTGCTTATTATAGGCTTTGCGGTAGACACAGTGGCCGGCGCCATGTGTTCCTATTCCATTCCAAGAACCCGGCTCGCCGGCGGGTCCGTCTACAACGTCCCACACTCCACCATAATGATATTGTTGCATCTGTTTTACGGCTGAGAATGGCAAGGCTACGGCAATATAGTCGCCCCGAAGATAGGCGTGAGAGGCGTATATTTCCTCGTGGTTTAACCAGTTTATAGCAGCGAAGGCAAAGATATTGTAGCTTTGCTTGGCAGCTATCCAGCCCTTGCGCCAGGCGTTCAGGCTATTGAGCATAACAAGTCCGTTGTCCGGAGCTGAATGTAGTAATTTAGCCCAACATTGAGGGATAACGCCTTGCTCCTTCCAATACTCGGTCAGGACTTCGGCATCCGTAATGGGTAAAATTGCCTTCTGCTCAAACTGTTCAAAGCGTCTGGTCATGTGCGCTCTAGCCGCCATAACGCAATCGCCCCATGTCGTATTCCCAAATACTGGATTGTCCATCTTAATTCCCATGGAAACGTCGACATCGAAACTATCAGGAGTTGCAGGGATTACACTGTCTTTCAGTATCGACCGAAGCGTGATAGTCCTTTTATCAAGTTTGCGTGGTAAGCAACCTAATTTTGGTATCATTTTAACTCCTAAGTTTTTAATAGTTAGCTCCATTCGACCCATTGGACTAAAACAACATTCGAGCCCCCTGATGTAGAATAATCTATTTTGTAGTAATACCCTGGTAGCACGATGAAGCTAAGAGTTTGGTAAAAGGTTAATCCCGTAGCGCACGTCATTTGAATATATGCGACGTCCGTACTAGGGCTAGAACTAGAGTCACAATACGCGGCGCCGCTTATGGACCCGCCGGCTCCGCCGTTATTAGCTAAATACAATGTAACTGTGGCGAATATTGGCAGAGATCCTGTGTTGTGATAAACAGTTCCGTTGATAGCCCTCGACCCAGTTACTACATTCTGAGAAGACAATGCGGAAGGAGGCGCCGCCCAAGACGGTAACCCTGAGGCTTGCTTTAGATACATTCCGTCTGTCCCTTTTGGTAACCTCTGCCACACTGTGCCATCAAAATAGTCTATATCTCCCGCCGCGCTCCCTGATGGTAGGGCCACACCAATACACACCCATGCTGAGCCGCTAGAGCGATACAAGAGGTTCCTATCGGTAGCATGGGCAATCATGCCGGCATTGCCGGGACTTAAGGTTGAAACATAAGCAGCTGCCGCGGGAAATTCACTATAGAGTCCATACCCGCATAAATCCTTATTCATATTGGCGGCTGTTCCGGGGACTAATGTGTTCCAAATTGTGCCGTAAGTAAATGCCATTTTAATCTCCTTTTATACAGCGGTGAAGGTTGCCGTCCATGAGAAAACTAAATCGTTCTGTAATGCCGAATTATCGTAGTCTATTAAAGCTCGAGAGAAGAGAGTCCCACTATTAGCTACGGCGGTCGCACCATTCCCGAATAACCCAGCTTCTTTAATGTGAATTGAGCAATTACTCGCTAAGACAAAAAGCGTTGCGATGAAGGTGTTCGTTCCTGTATCGCTGTTAGTAAATACATCCCGGAAAGTCTCTGCTCCTAAAGACGTATCTCCGGATGTTGGAGCTGTTGCACCTGTCCCAAAGGCAAAGTAATTCAATCCGGTAAATGCCGGGTTATTATTCAGGAGATTTACGATTATATTGAGCCCTGTGTCCACCTCAAGATTGTCGGCTTCTGTTAGTAATTCACCTTTGGTATTGTATATCTGGACTTTGCCTTTAACTCTTATCACAGAATCTATCTTCATGAGCATCTCCAAAAACCGCATACAATTTGATTCGGAGCGGGTACTACCGATGTAGTGCAATAATAAGGCGGCCCATAGGCCGTTGAGGTCACTACGTCACTAATATCGACCTCATCCTCACCACCCAAGTAATGAGGGCTAGTATTCGCCGGCGTGGTACCTGTGTTAACAGTCGCTCCAACTGGTACTGCCAGAGAGTTACCTTTCTGGGTATTAGCGAGCAAATCTGCTAAATCATAACTTCGATTAGTTTGGTCTGCCATCTTACTCCAATGACCAACTTCTTAATTCAAGGTCATAACTTTTCAGCAATCCACCGATACACTTGGTAGTAATCGAGTAAATCATAAAATTCTTATTGATTCCAAGACCTGAGTTAACCAGAGTGACCCATTGCCCTGCTTTGAATCGATTGGTATTACCCACTGGGAAAGCCCCGTCATCTACTGTCAAGGTTAAACTGTGTAATGCGCTTCCGAATTGAGCGGCTAAATTATCCAGTTTAGATTTCATTGTAAGAGCAGAGTTAGCATCAGATACCACCAGTTTATTTGACAATATCCGTCCGTATTGCGCGATACTGGCAGGTAGCGATTTTGTCATCCCGGCACCATAAGGAAAGGTATAATATACCTCAATCGAATTCGTCGCATGAGCCGGGGGAGCTACTGCAAATGTCAGCGTCAAAGCCGTACTGTCGTACAGGCAGTTTACAGTAGCCGGGTCGGTTCCCGTATTACCTACAGTCTGAGAAACCCAATTAGGGACTGCATCTGTTCCTGTATTTATCCAGACACCAATAGTCGCCAGTCCGCCGGGAGCATACAAAGGAATAACCGGACCTTGAAAGGCGACTGAAATGATTTTGTCAGAACCATTAGCTCCCACATATCCATAACGAGGGTCAGCAGTTGCGGTCGCGCCGAATACCACGAAGTTATTGATTACTCTGGTGGCATCTCGTTTCCGTTTCAGATTACGATAACCGATAGTCGATGTACCATTGGATGAGCTACTGAGACCAAAAGGCGACGTCTCTGATTCTTTGAAGTAGTAATGCAGATTCTTGTTAAAATCTACGTAATAGTTATAGCCAACGATATTTGCAAGCAACTCAACTGCTTCACGGAGATATGAATACGTGAACGTTAAAGTTCCTAATGCAGGGATACCACTTTTAACATACGAGCCGATGACTATTTCACAGGCATTTCCGGTCTCGCCTTTTACTCCAACGACTTTAGTAGTGCATAAGTCGTTTAGAATATACGTATCACTGTAGCCTGGTTGATAATGCGCGTAAACGATAAAGCGGTCAAGCAGGACGGTATAAGATTGTCCCTGAACTTGAAAATACCTCGAAATTCCTTCAGTCCAATCAGTGACGAAACCTACTAAGCCGCCGAAGATTCTTTCCCCTGTATCCCCGCGAGTAATGATAATGTCAACCCCTTCAGGAATAGTCAGAGAGCAATTCTTGTCGTATATCGTAGCGTCCATCGTGGCGATTGTTTGCCCGACAACGGATTTAATACTGAAAGAATCTTGTTGAGTAGTGAGGTAATCAACTCCGGCAATGTTCAAAATCACAGGCGACGTCATAATTTAATAAGCTCCCTGAAGATTTGCTTTGTCTTTAATATGCTCCATGACCCAGGTTGCGAGAGGTGTACCATCTGACAAGTAGAGGTTGATGGTTGTCGGCTGTGATTGGCCGCCTCCACTATTTAGAGGGCTTACAACGGCACCACTTGGCAAATTAAGCAGTTCCGGACCGTTCTCTCCAATAAGTGAAAGCCCTGACTGCTGAGTAATGCCGCCTTCTGCCTGACCGGGAACATCCAGCGCGGCTACCTTGCTATTAAGTTCAGGTATTTTCGGGATATTGACACCGGGTATTTTATCAATCAAGGTGATTAAACTATTGATTGCGTCAATGGCCAGATTTACAGGGGTTATCATAAAATCAAGAATTCCCTGTGCCAATTTCTTCAGTGCATCAATGGGGTCCTTGCCCACATCCTTAAAGAAGTCTATTACAGTGCCGATAATGTCGCCAACGGCCTTAAAAGTGCCGATTAGCGGCTTGAGTATCACACCGTCAATCTGCGCCATTGCGACATAAAATACATCCAGAAGAATTGTACCCAGAGTACCTAACACGGTCAGTAAGTCCTGTAATGATTTGCCGCTGAGGTCTTTCAAGCCTGATTGAAAAGATGTTATCGGAGTGCCCATTGAAAGCATATTTTTCTCTTGTTGTTTTAGCGCGTCGTTACCTTGTAAATAAGAGCTATTAGTGTCGTCTAATACCGGTTTAGTGCCGGCCAAAGCATCTGACAAAGACTTGACAATCGCAGGTAAAGCCTCGCCTGTTTTGTTATGGATTATCATTGCTTCGTCAAGAATATTCATTCGTGTTGTCGGGTCAGTAATGGCAATATTCATATCCCCCATGGCTTTTATGATGTCTTTGATGGGAACATTCCATTTGTTAGACAAATCTGTCACTGTAGCCATCATCGTGGCATAGGTCTGCATCGGGCCTGTGGTTTGGTCATTAATGGAGACGCCCAGCATCATTACGCTGGACTGTAAATCAATCATAGTTTGTCCAGCTTTCATCAATCCAACAGCCATAGCCGTGATACCCGCACTAGCTAATATTGACCCCATTCCCAGCATATTGGTTAAAGGCGCTAAGTCCTTCAGGAGAGGTATTTGCTTTGTCATTAGCGTATTGGATAAGGTCATGCCGGTATTCGACTTCTGCGTTGACACCGCTGATTTATCGGTACTCTTCGCAAGGTCGGTCATCTTCGAATCGACTTTATCCAGTGAGTCCGCGCCGGATGTCATAACCTCAACCATGATTTGGACTTTATTATCAGCCATTTATCACCACTCCTTGACAAAGGGTATATACTATATGAACAGGAGATGAAAGATGAAGAAATTGAAATGGTTATGGATTGCATTAGGCGTGTTTTGTGTTGGGGGCTTGGTAATAACAAACTTTGGTTGTAGTGCTGATTCTAGTTCTAGTGTAAGTGATAGCAAAATAATGGCATTTGGAATCGCTGAGAATGAGGCTTCCATCGGCCCATTAATGGATAATGCCGCCGCTCATGCTGAAATAGATAAAGTACTCCAGCTAATATCTGCCAAACATAGCACAACTCCAACAGCCACGGAAATCACCTTAGCTATGACCTACGTTGCGCAGCAAAGTTATTGGCTTAGCCTCCATCCTTTGAATCAATTAACTAAAATTCCCATGGCTGACCAAGAGTTGATAATGACAGATGCCGCTGATATTCACTATGCAAATGGAATGGACTATACTGATGTCGTGAAAAGACTGACAGACGCTTATACTACCAAAGTTCCCGTACTTGCTAATCCTAATTAATCTCCCTCTTTGCATTTTGCCTCGATGTTTATCATGTCGAGCAGTTTCTTGAATTCGGGATAGGGCATATTCATAAAGTCAGATGGTAGTTTATTCCAGTTGGTCATCTTAGTCAGTTCATAGCAGATAACATCCATTGACGTGTTTTTAGGATGCTCACCCCTTGCCTTTGCACTGAAATAGGCAAAGAGTTTTAAGCGTTTTTTGGTTCATCTTCCGCTTTTGGCAGATAGACAGCTTGAATAAAGAACTTCAATGCGGGTTGCGGCCAGTTATAAAGGCTCTCTGCACTTATAGGTAGTGAAACGCCTTGTCTATCAGTCGCGTCCCATGAAGTAATCAAACCAGCCAGTATCTTAGTGAAGGATGCGTCATCAGTAGAAGCGGTTGAATTCTTTAATTCGACAACTTCTTTCAGTGACGGTTCATAAATTTCTACTTTCCAACCATAGTTAGGAATTGTAATTGTTCGTTTGTAATACATCCTTTCTCCTTAATATTTCTCAAGAAATAAATTGGTTACTGACTACGGAAGTGTTGCCACGCCGTTCTTCAGAATAACTTGCCAATCGTTGGCGTTAGCTCCATCTTTCTCTGTGACCAATTTCAGTTTAACGATATCTTGTCCGTCCCTTTCGTCAAGGGTATCGTAATCGTCAATGATAAAGCAGCCGTCCAAGTCCAGCTCATCGTGAGCGGTCACACCAACCAGCGGTCCGGTAAATTTTAACCGGACATACTCTTTTGTCTGCGCGAGATAAGCTGCGTATAATCCAGCAACCGTTGAATTGAATGCTGCGGTCAAACTCAGTTCAATATGGCGTTTCTTTTCTGCCATGTCCGAGTAGTAGATGTTGCCGTCCGCATATTTCACAGGATTAATGCCGGTACTGGTTTTATACGAGAAGTCCACCAGGGTAGAGGGTACCAACGTGCCGCCCAATCCCGCCCATGTTGAGTCAATATAGAGTTTGCCCGTGCCCATGATCACAGGGGTTAGGGCTGTTGGATTACTCAAAGAGGTAAAAGTCCCTGGTCTGACATTCTGGCCGACAATATTTGCCTTGACCTTAACAGCATCGTCGAGGCTTCCGGATAACTCAATGTCGGTCGCAAAACAAAAGGCACTTATGAACGCCTGAACGTCATCGCCGTACTGCATGGTATAACTGTCAACATTATTCGCAGCGGTCAGATTGGGCTTATATGTCCGGGTGTAAACGCTGTCAGCGGGTGAACCGCCCACTATCCCACCAATTACCGACATTCCTAGCAGGTAACCTAATTGTTCGTAATTGGCGTCAGATTCAAAGGGTAACTTTGCCTGCTCGCCAGATACCACGCTCCTCTCAAAACTGGCAAGGTTCCCGGTCTCTAAGTCTTCCGGCCGGTAATACTTCTGTTCGTTTTTCATTCCCAGTGTACCGATAAGCCGAGCTGTAGCCGTTGTTACCGGCGTGCCGTGTACTGATTCTATTGCGAGCTGTATTTTTCTTAAAGCGCGGATTCCACTTGCCATATTGACACCTCTTTAATAATTATTTCTTGAGAAATATTTGAATCTATAAGCCCCAGAGGGCTCTAGATTTAACCTCTAAAAGAATTTCAGCGACTCTGTAAGCATCGCCACCCGCTTGTCCTGGTAATTGCGGATTGACGCTCTTAATTTCAGATGCAACATAGGAGCCACCAAAGGTCGGGTCCGTCCTGAATACTAACTCTGCTTGTTTTATCATTGCTCTCAGGCGGGTAAATGCCGATGCTATCTCTGCGTCTTCATAATTCTTGCGTACTGCCAGTTGGTAGAATCGCACAGAAAACGTCTCTGTGACAGTATCCTCGCCAACGTACTGCGAGAGGCGGGAGATAGGCGGTACAGCCGTCACAGAGCACGCAGGGCACTCTATTGATGGCAATGCCAATGGGTCGCCGGTATAGATTGATTTAACATAGAAATCATCGGAATCACTATTCCCGGTTGTCATGCCCGCGGTGATTGCCGTTTTTAAGACATCGATTGTGTCAGTCATACGCTTTTACCAAACCCTTTCACAATATCTTCCGTCCATTTTGAGACGGTTTCCGTTAAAGCTGTGTTTAATTGAGGCGTCACTGCCATTACCTGTCTCTGCGGCATCCTGGATGTTCCTGTTTGGTGATACCCGGGGACGTCGGGATCATGATGCTTTCCGCCGTACTCAACACCCACAGTCACGCTGTTAGAAGTTAAACTCATCATTCGGATAGAGGCGAACATTGCCC